CAACTGGCTATCCCAGACGCGGTAATCCGACAGCGGATTGGCAAACGTGGTGGCCGTGGCCGAACCGTCTGGTGCGAAGGAGATCGCCGTGGCGTGGAAGACCCGTCGGGCTGTGTGCCGCAGGGCGCTGGGGACCAACACCGCGTTTGGCCGGATGAGAATGGGTTCACCGGTCAACGGGTCGGTCATCTCCGAAAACAACTGTTCGGCCCGATCGACACTGGTCCAGTCCTCCAGGGGATTGTTGGCGAGGACGTTGACCCAGGGGCCGCCCGATCCCGCCGCATAATAGGTGTTGTACGCAACACCGTTTTCCCGGTAGGTATTCACAGCACCGATGATGACATCGAGAATCCGCTTTTCTTTGAGGCGACCGAGTGTCTCGCCCACTTCCGCGGCTTGGCGGAGGACGATATGGGTCCGATCAAAGAAGATCGCTTCCCGGGTGACCGCCACGATCAGGCCGTGCTTGGTTGTGGAGGGCGTCTCGACGTAGCGCTCGCTGAAGCCGACGTGAGGATACGGCATGCCGGGAAGGACTTCCGTCATCGTTTCCGGGATGCCGGACGTGCCGGGGATTTTTTCTCCGTCCAGCCGCGTGGGGATGGTCCGCACCAAGCGGGAGGCCACAAACGCCTCATGGCGGTAGGTTTCCAAAATCTGGGCGTAGATGATCTGTCCCGTCACGTTGAGGAACGCCGTCACGTCCACGGCGTCACCGGCCTCCATGATGGAGACAGGCGAGGACTGCCGGGGATCGAGGGCCTTGACCCACTGGCGGCCTTCGGGAATGAGGGACTCGGCCAGATCACGGAGACTGAAGTCATCGGGCCGGAGATGCTTCTTCTCCAAGGCCTCGCTGAGATGATGGATCGTCTTCTCGGCACCGTCCAATTCGTAGCGCCGACGCAGTTCACGATAGGAAATCGCAGGCATGATTTACCCCTGATCAAAGAACCAAATGGGTGGATCCTCAAATACCAAGAAGCTACACGTTTGAAGCCTATCCCAAATTTCCCTCTCCCCCTGGGAGAGGGTTGGGGTGAGGGCAAGCGACCGTCGGAGTCGATCGAGAAACCGGCAGCGATTCGAGCCACCCTCACCCCAGGCCCTACTCCCGCCGAACGGGAGAGGGGAGGTTGTGGGATAAGCTCTTAGGTGGTTGCGGTTGTGCCTTTAACACCACCAGCCATGACGGTCGAGCAAATGGCGACCCACACCGTATGACCGTCCATCGAACGGCGTGCGACTCGACCGATAGCCAATTGGGAACTGGTGACTTTCACCAGGCGTTGGTTTTCGAGGACCGTTCCGGCGTCGTTCTCATCGACGCCAACCCAATCACCCAGGTCAAACGAACCGCCGGGCGTGGTGAACTCGAATACCCCAGCGGTGGCCACCCGGATGGGACTACTCTCACCGGCGGGACTGGCCTGCATCGCCACGCCCAAGAACTTGGAGGCGAACAACTGCTGATTGGCCGCCTCGGTCCCCTGGTCGGGCTGGAGCGACGCCGGTTTGGCGTCGTCGCCGTCCCAAAACAGCAAATCGCCCAATTCGATATTGCTGTCCGCATCCACCGTAGCGACCACGGGTTGCGTGTCGCCGTAACGCCATCGCATCACATGAGCCATAAAAATCTCCTTTCACTCGGTAAACGTGTTGAAGGTCAACAGTGGCCCAGGCCACGTCGCTGCTTCCTCAAGTGCCATCTCCGGCAGAGACGGGCAGAGGGGCTTCGCAGTCGTGTAAAGAGTCAAACCTGGTTGAAGATCGGTACGTTTGGCGCCGAGTAATGCTCGGCCGGTCTTTTCTCCCATTTACTTCCATGAGGCACCTCGGCCGGTGATCGCTGCCACAAAGGCGGCGGTATTGGGACATTCGCACACCCCAAGGGGGTCTCGACTTGTTGGGCGGCTAGACTGCCACGTTTGATGGGACGTCTGCGGACGCGCCAGGTTGGCCAACTCGGCCAGGAGCTGCCGCCGTCGCGAGTCATCTGTTTCCGAGATGAGGATTTCCCAGAGCCGTGGTCCCATCTTCTGCTCGCCCTCCGAGGCCGTTTCATCCGGCGGGAGCAAATGCCACTCTCGGATGTGGCGGCGCAGCGCCAATTCACCCCGCAAGCGGGCCAACTCCAGCATTTCGGGAGGCTCACCGCCGTCCCCATGAGCCGCGGCTTGGGTGCTCTCGGACGACGCGGGGGACTTGGCCTCGAAAAGGCCTGAGGTCGTCGCGGGGTCGGCCACGAGATCGACGCTCAAGACGCGATGAATCTCCGTGACAACCGGGATTTGACCTTGGTGTTCTACTCGGGCAAGGACATTGTGGGATAGCCCAACGTTGTGGGGGGCGTGCTCGGCATCCCAAGCAAGTCGCTCGGCCAGGTCGTGTTTGGGGTTGAAGTGGAGATCGGCAAAGAGGCCTTCTCCATCTCGATACCGCACCGTACGGAGAAATCCCAAGCGATCGCGGTAATCGCGGGGGGCTGCGGCGTCGCCACGCGGATGATTGATGTTGACCCTGGCCCCTTCGTACAGCGGTAAGGCCTGGCGAAGGGCTTGCTCGCTGTAGCGGCGTCCGTTGCGGGAGATAAGGCCCAAGACCTTGACCCCGTAAATGACCCCGTTGTGGGCATCCACCTTCATGGGACAGTCGCCCCATCCAAGATACTCGCAAATGTGAGTGTGGCTCATCGTTGGACCTCTTTAAGACACGAAAACGAGAGAAAATCTGTGACAACGGTTTTTACGGGTTCCTTTGTTCTCCTCTGATGCTTTCATCCATCGGGGAATCGTTTGTGGTGTTAGGTTCCAAGCTATGACGGAGGGCGAGGGTTTCGCGGGAGAGGGCACCACAGCGGAAGAGGATGGCATCGGCCTGGGCCTCCCTGAGGCGATCGCGGACCACTAACGATGGCGGCACAGCCTTGATGGTGACCTGCTGGAGGACATCGACTGGGAGCAACCCGGCGTGGGCCGCCGTTTGCAAAGCCCGCTCCAGAACGACGTGATCTTCCTCGATCATCTCGGCCTGAAGTCGTTGGAACATCTTGACGGCGGGACCTTCCGCCACCAGGGTGGAGGCGTAATTGGCGTTGCTGGCATCACTGGTAAGCATGAACTCCGGCATGACGAGGCGGCTGGCCACTGCCCGCAATTCGGCTTGGAGAAGTGTGACATAGCGGGCGGCATCGATGGCGGCCACGGGAAACTCGTATTCCACTCCCGCGGTGGCGTCGAGAATGGTTCCCGGGGCAAAACGTTGCACCGAGGTGTAACCGGTGCTGGCGGACGGCTCGCCCGGAACCGGCGGGGCGGCATCGTGGAGAAAGCGTTCCACGCTGCTGCGTCCGCCCGTATGTTTGCGAATCAGGGCAACGGCCGACTGGAGCCCGGCCACGGTGCTCATGTTTCTCAGCAGTTTCTCCGCCCGGCGAAGGTTCTTCCTCACCGGATAAAACAGCGGCAGACCGCGTTTGACGTTGGCATCGACGTTGGCCTTGCGATGTTGCATCTGGTCGGCGGGGACCCATTGTTCGCAAACCCAGTAACCGTGAACGGTTTCTACGTCACTTGGATCAGTAGCAATACCGAAGCTGTGCTCAGGCCGCTGACTGTATTGGGTCGGCGTGCGGATATCCTCTGGATTGATGAAACGAACGCGCAGGATACCGTCATCGCCGGGGAAAAAGCGGAGAAATGCCTCACCGTCGCGGTCTTTGCGACGCATAATTTCCTGCTGTCGTGCGTGCCAGCGGTTTTCGCGGAGGAATCGATCGAGGACCGCCTCTGCTTGGGCGAGGATGGACTTCGGCACACGACACCCCGGTCGCGGCATCACTTGGTAGCGGTGGCCGGTGCCCACCACGTAACTGATTCGGTTTTCGTGGCCGTTAATGGCAAACTCGTTTTCCACGGCCAGTTGACGGCATTCGCTGCGGATGTGGTCCAGTTCCGTCTCCGTCTGGAAAGGAACACTCGTACTTCGGCAGCCCAGCGGCCACCAAAGGCGACGGCCTTCCAGGTCCCAGTCTTCGGGATCGTGGAAGATTTCGGCCAAACGAACGACACAGGCGGGGGCCTTACCCTCGTGCCGGACATACGGCAGCATGGTTCTTCCTTTCTTCTTTTACTGACCGTCGTGATGGCTCGAACAGGAAACAACCAAGGCAATCGCTACGATCACCAGACAACCATCCGCTGCGTGGAGGAGAGGTCGGGGGCCGGTCGCGCGAGTTCGCCAACGAGGCGAATTGCCATTTCCAAGGCGTCGGGGCCATCGTCGTGGTCACCAATGGGAAAGGTGCGGAGCTGTTCGACCAGGAGTCGAGCACCGGGCGAGCCTTGCCGGAAGCGAAGTGTTCGCCGCGCGAGAAGCGGCCCCAAACGACGAATCCGCACCAGTTTGTTGACATGGTTGCGGATTAACCAGGGTGAAAACCCCATGAGCCCACGGCGACGAAACTCCGCTTCCAGCGGCTCGGCAAGGAGTTCTTGAAACTGGTTGGCCTCCACGCCAAAGGCCTGGACCCGCCAGCGGAGACACCACTCGGCGGCATCGGTGACCATTTGGGCAATTGGGCGACGGGCCAGGTCCGCATCCACGTACATCTGGCCCTGAGCATCAACTCCCAGAAAGACCAACGCCGAGTAATCACCACGCTTGGCGTCGGTCCCCTTACTGGGATCAAGGACGGCAACTCGCAGTTTTAGATTGCGCGGAGTCGTTTCGTACCAAATTTCTTCGTTGAAGTATTCGTCGGGCCATTCGCACAATTCTGGCGAGACCGGAGCGTTTTGTTTTTCTCTGGCGAAGGCCGCCCATCCGATCTCAGCCCGCAAGCACATCAGGGTGTAAAGGTCTTCTCGCTCCGGCCAAAGGACGACCGCATCGGCTTCCATTTCCCGACGGTGCTGGAGGAAGAAATGACGGGCCTCATGGACCGCCTGGGGCCGATCGGCGTCGCAGTAGATTTCTTGCCAGCGATCCCAAAGGTCCATTCGCCGCGGAAAGCGTTCAATGGCGCGAAAGATCAGCGTCTGCCAACCGGCGGTTCGGGATAACTCCATGGCCAGGGCGTCGTAGTGCAAGGCCGTAGCGAGGTGAACGACGTTGGTGATCGGGCTGCCCGCGGCCATCAACGTGCCGTGGAACCAGGTCCGTGAATGTTCCCGCAAGCGGCTAGACGTCATGTGTCCGTCGTTTTGAATGTCATCGGCGATGATCAGGCTGGGGCGATCGGCGCGTTGTCGTCGTCCCCGCAAGCGTTGGCCGGTGCCGAAGGCCTCAATGGCGGCCCCTGACGGAAGGACAACCTTTTCTGCCCGCCAGACCGTGCCTTTCCGCCTGATCGGTCCGTATCGTGCGCAAAGCTGAGGGTTGTCCAGCAGTTCGGCCTTGATGTTTTCCAAATGGGCACGCGCTTGATGCCGAGTATCGGAGACCAACCAGATGTAGCTTTCTTTGCCTTCCAACAAACACCATAGGGGATAGGCCAAGGAAACCAATGTCGATTTGGCAGACCCCCGCGGCCCTAGGACATTGAGCTTCATCCCGCGGTGCGCGACGGCCTTTTCCAAATGGCGGGCAACGACCCGATGCATGCGCGAAGGTGGCAACCGGAAGTGTTGCGGCAGGTATTCTCGGGCCCAATCGAGGAATCGTTGATCTTCACAGGGCGAATGGTGCAGCCGCCGGGTCCGGCCGTGCAAGCTTGCCAGGGAGGATTGTAACAAGGTGAGCATCCCCGCGGCCTGCGGCTGGTTAAGAACCAGGTCACTCTCGGCAAATGTGTTCCGCGGCATCTTGGGCGTCCTTTCATTCGTCCGAAGGGTCAGTGCGATTGACGGCCACAGAGGGAGGGACATCCCATTCCCGACCCAGGCGTTCCAAGCGGCGGAGAATCTTTTTCCGGTGGGCGGCGATGGGGACTTCTTCCACGATGATGCGGGCAAACTCTGAGACCAGGGTTCGAATTTGCTCCAATGTCACGGCATGGGGGGAACGAGCGGCGTAGTCTTCCGGGTTGAGGCGTTCCAGCGCCCAGGCCGCGGCACGCCAGTACTGTTCTTTGCGGGCAGCTGCCGCGATGTTTTGCATAAAGAGGATTTGGGCCTTGCTTTCGGCCTTGTGGAGGGCCTCAGCGAAGGCGGGGTCACGTTCGGCGGTGCGGCGAATCGTGGAGGGCGAACATCCCACATAACGGGCTGCTGTGCGACGACTACAACCCACACTGAGGATTGCCAAAATTTCCCGTTTGCGGAATTCGTCCAAACCGCGACGCGCTGTCTCTTGTCCCTGGGTTTCCGTCACAACTGTTTCCTTCCGCCAAGAGTCTTAGGTCGTTTCCGCGGTTCCTGATCCTCTGGAACGGCTTCGCCATTACGCGGCGGTGGGCTGTCGGTACGAGGCATGGCCGATGAACTCAAAGGACATGACCGCACGACCGAAGGAACCACGGTATTGCGGCAGGTTTCGTCCACCACCGCGCGAGCCCCATTTGCGGAGGGAACGCAGTCGCCATTGGGGCGAACGAGCAAGATGGGCAATCATGGCGGGATGTGAAGTCGTGATTCCCACACGTTGCCCCCGCTTTCGATAGTAACGTGCCATCGCTTCGAGAAATGCCGAGCCGATCCCCATCCCTTGATATTCCGGGAGGACAACCAAACGACTGATGCGGCGGTAGTGCCGCCGACCGATCTGGGAAGCCACGGCACAGAAGGCCACGGCTTCGCCATCCCATAGGGCCAGATAGGATTCGGCGGCCGAGGGGAGACTGCCGCTTAGATAGTGATGACGGCGATAGGCCCGCCACGCTTCACGCCGGCAAGGAACGACTGCCAAGGTGATTTCCGGGCGCCGAAAGGATCGCCGAGAAAACTCCCGCGTGGCCATATCGATGACCCAATCCGGGGTGAGCCAGTCGGCCACATCGTAGTGACAGGTAACGGCCACAAATCGGCAGGGAAGTGTCCCCTTTCGAAGCCGTTTGGCTAAGCCCGCGGCAATGGCTCGGGCCACGTGGCGATCAACGACGCTCGTGAATTCGTCACAGACGACAAGCGGCCGGCTGCGATCGGCTGTGGGTGGGAGAAGGACGTGCCAAGGCTGTGCATCTTCGACCGGACCCGATTGAAGGGCCTCGGCAAAAGCGCGGGCCAAATCACAGCGGGCCTGTT